TCAAGACCACAATCTAAGATTAGAAGTGCATAGAAACAATGATATACCAAGTGTGCCTGATAGAATTACAGGAACACAAAAGAACATTGACGAAGAAATAAGTTATGTTTCAATTAACACTATTCGTTCAGATGCGTTTAAAGTTCCTCAAGCACAAGAGACGCTCATAGATAAAATAGATGTTCTTTTAAAGAAAACAATTAAGGTTTACTAATGATTAAATTTAAAAAGTTTATGACTGAGGGTGTGGATGACCCTGCGATATTTAAAGCAGTTTTTCTGGCAGGCGGGCCAGGAAGCGGTAAGTCCTTCATTGTTGGAAAAACGGGCCTCCCTGCCCTCGGTCTGAAAGTTGTCAACTCTGACGATGCGTTTGAAGCTGCAATGAAAAAAGCAGGAATGACAATGAAACCTGACGATATCTTCTCGGTCAAAGGTCAAGATATTCGTGGTCGTGCAAAAGCACTAACAGGTAAAAAACAAGCAATGTTTATTAAAGGTCGTTTAGGTTTGGTTATTGACGGAACTGGTAAAGACTTCGAGAAAGTTAAGAAACAAGTAAAGTCAATGAAAGATTTAGGTTATGATGTTGCAATGATATTTGTTAACACCGACCTTGAAACTGCAATTGAACGTGACAAGACACGTGAACGTACACTAGGTGAAGTAGGAGTAACTAAGTACTGGAAAGAAGTTCAACGAAACATTGGTGCATTCCAAACTATGTTTGGTAAGAAAAATATGTTGATTGTTGATAACTCAAACGGTAAAGACTATCAGAAAGAAACTCTACGTGCATATCGTGATGTCACAAAATTCTTAGATAAAGAACCTGATAATGCCAAAGCAAAAGCGTGGATTAAACAAGAACGTGAAAAGAAAAAGAGGACTTAAAAGTCCTCTTTCCTTTCTATGATATATTAATTATCTAAGTATTTATTCCAGACTTTATTCCAAGTCATTAGAACAAGAACTAATCCACCGAGTAGAACAATAACGCCCTCTCCTGAGAATAAGTAAATTGCTACTTGTAAAGTTCCAAGTATTAATCCTAATTCTGCGTGGAATTCGTCCCAAGCATTTAGTATAGTAGATTTAACTACTCCCCAAATTTCCTTAATTTTATTCATAGATTTCTCCTCTGTCACTTTATTGTAACAGTAAGTGTATTTATATGTTTGGCGACCCTGAGAAGACTTGAACTCCTGACCTTTCCGTTCGTAGCGGAATGCTCTATCCAACTGAGCTACAGAGTCTCGCTATTTGATTGGCCGACTTACAAGGACTCGAACCTTGAACCCAAGTTTAGAAGACTCGTATGATATCCAGTTTCACCATAAGTCGTTTCCAATCAAGTTCAAATATTATATCAAATCACTCCTTATTTGTCAAGCCTTTTCTTTGCGTGAATTTTAACATTTTTAGGAATAGGAATCTTAATGTTGTTATGAGAATGATACAAGTGAAACTCTACATTGGAAAACTCTTTAAACATACTAGTCCAGATAGGTCTCCAGTTGTTTGCAAGTCTTACTGTGTTTGGAGTAGAACGGTCACTCTCTAATAGTAAGTCAGTAAAACTACCTAGATTCATATCAAAGATACTGTCAAATCCATAGATGTGAACTTCGTCTGCTCTCATTTTATTACAAGCATAATGAACTGCCATATGACCACAATTAAAGTTAGTCGCTGCCATTCTCTTGTCACCGTTGATAGCGGCATACTCAGGCACGTGAGGATAGAATCCTTTTATCAAGTGTGAGTATTTCATATAGAATGTTCCAGATTGTTCCATCCAGACCTTGGGTCTTGTTCCAAGAATCCAGTCATACATATCTAATTGTATACGACCTTCTTGAAGTGCCTTCATCATTTTGAAGTCAACCATACAAGTTGCATACACTTCATTTCTTGGTATTGCGAATGGTGGCATATTACATATCAATAATCTGCCAGGCGTACCACGTTCAAACATATAAGCGTGGTCACCATTACCTAGAACATTTACTCTCATAGTTGTACTAATTCTCTATTTGCAAGGTGTTGTTCTTTAATTGTTTCTTTAGATTGACCTTGATAATGAACTGCGTGATAATTATCAACTAATAGTTGATTGATATTAATTCTATTATCTTCTACCTCAACAATAAACTCTCCAAGTATACGTCCAAACTTACCCTTACCGTCTTTTGTTGTTTTAAGAATAGGACTCGTTCCAAGTGCTTTCTTTAAAAATTCTTTTGCAGCTAATCCGTATTTCTTTTCTTCTTTATCACGTGTTCGTGATTCTGGAGTATCAATACCCAATAAACGGACACGTTCTTTTCTTAACCAGACACCAAATCCTAAATCGATGTCTACGTCAACCGTGTCTCCGTCTACAACACGTGATACCTTAGTTCTATATTCATACATTATGATTTCCCAAAATGGTTTTTACAAACTTCTAGTTTGTCTTCTGCTTCAGCAATCTTAGCGATTTCTTTTTCAATAGTTTCTACTATGTCACCGTGTTCTCCGATACCGACAGAATTTCTTACATAAACTAAAACATTTGCTTTAGCAACTTCTATTTCACCCTCTAGTTTCTTAACTAGGGCTTTAATTAAATAATTCATTTATCTGACTCCTTATTACGTCATTTCCCTTTTTACCAGTATGATGGATAATCTTAGGGTTCTTCACTTGTATATTATCTATGTAGTCTAATCTTAAAGTGTTATATGTATGAGGCATAGGTTTAATACAAGATAACTTCTTGAGTGCGTCACCTCCCATCATAAGATATAATACTTCTTGGTCTCCTTGTACTGGATTACGAATACATTCGTCTGCCCACGCACGAAGGATATTAGGTGTTCCTTCTACCGCAACTACACCAGAGTTATACCATTCTCCGAGTTCATCTCTACGAGTTGACCACGGTCTATCTTTGACCATACCAAGTTTACCTTTTTCGGTCATATCAAATATAGATTCTATATTATCGGTTACTTCACAATCAGTATCTAACCAACAAACCTTTTTAACACCGTCTAATTTAGTTGCGTCCAGAATCGCACGAGGTTTTTTGAACCAACCTTTTGCTTCACTCTTGACATCAATAACTAAATCAATACCTTCAATCTCACGCATTTCTTTGGACACACCAAAGTCCGCAAGTACTAAAGGAGTAGTATTATGTTTACGATAGTTATGCACAAACCAAGGTAATTGCCATTCGGTGTTCTTATCACACCCTGTTAGAAATACTTCAAGCATTGATAATCTTGTATCCTTCTTTATAATTGTGTTTTGCCTGACATCCTACTTCTGTTTGAATCGTAGTGAAACTATCTCTTGCTTCAGCAACGAAAGGATAGTATTCTTGTAGATACGGAAAAGTATCTAGATTTAAATATATGTCTGTAGGTCTTGCGTGGGTTGAGGCAGCACCGACCAAACGTTTTCCACCAGACGGTGTAATCATATAAGCGTGAGCGCCTGGAAAGTATCTTTTAGTTGTTAGTTGATTGATTCCTATAGTTGGTGGTTTATTCCATTGACCATAAGACGGAGCACCAACATTCATTGCATATAAAAATGGCACATTGGGTAGAGGTGCTACTATCACCGCATCGTGTTCAAAGATTGCGTAAGTATCATTACTCTCTCCGCATTGTTTCCACAACGAGTAATGCGATAGGAATGCAGAAATACAATTTAGATTTCTAGAAAATCTTTCTTCAAATCTGTTAGGGTCAATACCCTCTTGTTTTAATAACTTGATTGGGTCATCATTAGGAGTTATTGCTTTAAACTTTTCAACTTCAATACCATTACGTTTACCAGAAGCAATACAACGTTCCGCAACTTCTACTGATTGTGGATTATCTAATAATGTAATTACAAATGCTTTCATTTTGTTGTGGTTGACTTCAACCCTTTCTGTATTGTTGTATAATATGGATATACGACTTGCAACCAAGGAAACAATTGTTTACACATTAATGCATCGTTTGGCCACATTCCTATATCTTTCACCTTATCTATAAGTTTCTTTGCACCCTTGGGTGATATCATATATGCAGAATTACCTGCAAGACCTTGAGGTACGTCCCAGTCATCTACTGTAGGAACTCCTTGAAGTCCCATTGTTTTCTTTACTTGTTCGTCAAATAGGTTTGCTCTACGTGTCGCACCTATTGGATTGTTGAGACCAAGTATACCACCTTTCCACTCTAAAGTCAAGGGGTGTGGGTCAAATGTTCTAATAAATAATGCATCGTGTTCTAGAACAACAATAGTTTCATCTAGGTCTATTGCTTTTTGCCAACACCTCATATGAGATATCATACACGCAACACGGTTATCGTGACTCGCAGTTTCGTATCGTGTAAGACGTAATCCTGTATTCATATCAAGACCGTTCTGTTCAGGTTTGACAGGATATGTCCACTTGACACCTTTTAGATTTACAGACTCAAGACCTTCGTTAATAGTATTAGGAACGGTTGCAGGAAGAATAATAGGTTCTAGTTTAGATTCGGTTTTCTTGATAGATTCAATAACGTGACGAGTAGCAACAGTTGCTTCGTGGTTATTGATTAAACTAATTATGAAGGCTTTCATCAACATCTCTTACATACTCCCATCTCTCAGATAGATAACAACCACCGTGATAACTTTCGTGGTAAAACCCAAAGGGTTCGGATAGTATTTGATACCACCCCTCTTCTGCACTCTTTAATTGTTTGTCTTTATATAGACTATCTACTAAGTCAGTGTCCCAACATTCTCTGGGATGAATTATTAATGCATCATTAATATAATAGGTGGTCTCTTCACCCATTTCCTTAAGTTTATTAAAGTCGTGAGTACCATAATAATTCATACAATTGAATCCAATCGGAATCATTCGGTCATAGGAATCATCAATCAATCCTTTCCAATCAATCTGGTCAGATACAATCACATCAAAACGAGTACGAATAATCATATCGTATTCTTCAGGAATTGACTTCATCATTTCGTTATGAATCAGAAGTTGTTTATGCCAGTTTGCAGAAGCGTATGCGTGTTTCAACTGACTATGGTCTTTACCTTCCTCTTCATATTCTTTTATCATTTTTGGAAACACATCTCGTCTTAATACACTTGCATTATCAGGATATGCTTCGGTATCAAAGACTGGATGATATAGATTCTCAGGGTCATCAAAGTAGTAATCTACGGTGGTATCCACCGTGTTTTGACCATTCCACGAACCAGTAAACATTTTGTCGTGCGGAATTATTTGTTGTGTTCTATCAATCCACTTCTGGTCACAAAATTCATTCCATCTACCAGATAAACATAATGCAGTTTTCATTTACCAACTCAATAGATATCTTTCCAAATCTTCAGGTGTTCCAAGTCCCCACATATCTTTTACTTCGTGGGTGTGAATATTCTTACCATCTTCGATTGATTGATTATATACAGGACAAACATAAAACTCATTGTTTACACGAATATCTTTTTCAATCATTTGATTTGCATACTTTACATAATCACTTCCGTGTTTCCAATAATAGAAACCTACTGTTGCATTATTACTAATTGGATTCTTTTCTGCAACTTCAACAACCAATCCATTATCACCTGTCTTTGCATACGACCATTTAGGATGGGTTGCTTTGAAAGTAACAATACCACCGTCAGCTTTACGTTCATTCATTTTATACATAAAGTCCAGAGGATTCCATTCTACATATTGGTCAGAGTTTGCAATAAAGAGTGGTTTGTCATTATCAATATATTCTTTTGCAAGTAATGTCGTACAGGCAGCACCTTCAGTAATACCGTCAACTTCTACAATTGTGCAATTAGGTGCAATCAAATTTAACATAGAATCTAAATTGTATTCTTTTCTATGTGACTTTTGTACAATAAAAATATAGTTTGCTTCTAGTCCAAGATTCTCTACTACCTTTTGAATCATTGGTTTACCATTAACATCAATTAAAGGTTTGGGAAAAGTATATCCTGCTTCAGCAAAACGTTTACCTGCACCTGCCATAGGTATCAACACATTTAGATTATCGTCTTTCCATTTAAGTTTTGAATATGATTCTTCACTTTCAATCCTATCAATAAGACTAATATTGGTTTCATCTGGAGACGAAACTCTGATAACTCTTGCACCAGAATGATATGCGGAAGAAAGTCCTGTCGGTGAATCTTCAATGATTACCGTATCTTCAGGTAAGACTCCCATTTCAGACATTGCTTTCCACCAAATCTCTGGGTGAGGTTTTGGATTGTCTACATCCCAATTACTTTTAATAACATCAAGATATGGTCTTATCATAAGTTGGTCAATGCAATTATTTACAGTATTACCGATTGCATTAGAACAAACTCCAACCTTATATCCTTTATCTTTTAATTCATTAAAGAGTTCAAGAAGTTCACTACTACTTTTTATTGTTTTCATTTTAAGCATAGTGATTGCTTGTTTTCTCAGAGCAATTTTATTCTTCTCGTGAGGTGCAACATTATATTTAATTAATTTTTGTTCTGTAGTAAGACCATCATACTCTAAGGTATGTTCTTCTGGACTTATCTCAGGATATCCATTTTTTGACAATGACTCATTCAATGCATCAAAATGTATTTGTTTTGTATTGACCAGAACTCCGTCTAAATCAAATAAAACTAGTTTTGTCATTTAGTCACCGCTATAATGTATGTGTCCCCACAATTAGTTTCTTTTCTTCGGTCATATACAGTTTTCTCATAACCGTCCAATGTGTTCATAAAACGAATATGTTTCATCATATCGTATCTATCAGGTTTACTTGTTAACCAAGGATGTGCAAGTTCACTTTGATTCATTTTATCCATTGGCCAAACATCTTCAATAAAATAAACACCACCTTTATTAACAAAAGGAATAATATTTTCAAAAGTTAATCGGTTTGCTTCTGGCCAATGACCACCATCGTCAATCACAAAATCAAACTTTACGTCACCCCATTCGTTTTTCATTTTCACACCAAGAGATGCGTCCATTGAATCTGCCTTAATCCACTTGACTCGTTCCTCACTTAGAATGTCAAGGTTTTCAGGTTTAGTCCTAACAAAGATATCAATCGTATAGATTGTTGCGTTAGGAAAGTATTCGTGAAAAGCACGTGTAGACGCACCCTTGAATGTTCCTACTTCAAGAATATTAAGAGGTTCTTCTCTCACATCTTCAAAGTAAGGTTCGTAGTCTTTGTAATAATGATGTTTCTCTGTTCCTTTATCACAATCGTATTTGTCAAATAGTTCTTTAAGCATTCCAATAATTCCTCGTTGCCCCTGTATCAAAATCAAATCCCCAATAGTCAATGTCCTTTTGATACCAATCAGCGACAATCTGTATAGTTTCTTTAGTGTATATATCCTTATAAGATAGACCATATCCAGTTTTACCTTTATCATTAGGTACACGTGTAATATTACGTGGTTCTGGATTGGTCAGTAAACCAAAGTAAAGTTTAACGTCTTCGTTATAGTTTTCAAATCTTAGAATGTCGCAACGATTATTACCTTCTTCGTCCGATACGTGTTCGTATGCAGGATACCATCCACGAACGGCACGATGCCACATATATTTTTCTCCACCCCATTTATGTCGTTCTTCAAGAAACGCTTCAAAAGAGGAAATGTCTGCATAATTTTCAGGAACAGTTCCTTCGTATTCTATTACCTTCTTTGCAAATACATAACGAGAACAAACTCTGTCCCAAGGATTACGAACAATTGCAACTGCTTTATGGTTTTCTTTTAAGTCTTGTTTCCAGTCTCGCCAACGTGCGTGTTCATATCCTTGATGGTCTCTGGTCTTGTGCATTTTTTCTTCAAGACCACGAGTATATGCCCTGTTTGTGTGATTGTCAGGTGTTGCAAGATATACTTGTCTACGAATATCAGGATTCTTTCGTATAGTCATTCCACCATTCTTAGGTATGTGTACAAATAATTTCATTCTCTTTCCCATTTTACATAATATCTATTCAAGTCGTGCATAAACTCGGTTATCTCAAACCCATTCTGTCTTGATAACAACATATGGTGGTCTAATTCCCAGTTCCAAAAAGGCACTTCTTGTACTCTATTATTACCGTGGTCACGATGGGCAGGATTGCACCTCCAGTATATACGAGACTTTTGTTTCAATGCATTACACATCATTTCAGTCTGTTTCTTAATTAGAGACCAATCACCAAAGTTAATTGACCCTAATGCAAAGGCAACATCAAACTTCTCTTCGGTCTCATAGTCTTCTATTGCAATCTGTTCGTCTGAACCTATGTCAGTAATATCAATTCCGTGTAGATTAGGAATATGACGTTTAAAGGGATTAATACCACAACCGACATCTAGAACTCGTTCTCCTTCTTGGATTTCTTCTATTAATCTAAATCCAGTCCAGTAATACCTATCAAGTCCTGCGGTGCGTGAACTTGGCCAATCGTGAGTAAAATAATCTTTTAAAAAATCTTTATGTGGATTTAGGTCGGTAGACATATACGGTCACATCCTTTTTATCATACTCTACTCTCTCCACATCTGTAGATAATTCTAGAGTCTTAAGTACTTCAATGTTATCTTTACATTTAGTTATTCTTTTTCTATTCTTATATATGAAACTCATTATACACTGATTCTGTAATTGAATCTGAGTAAACATATTGTCTTGATTCTTATACCAATCATAATTAGGATATGAAATATCAAAACCACCACACTCATTCCACCACTTCCAACACTCGTAGTCATTTCTTATTACCATAACAATAGGATAATTATCATAGTAATAATAATTCATTTGTGTAGCCAATGTGTGCGACTTTATTAGTTTAACACCTTCACCAGAAAAAGGCAAGTCCCAATTACTCCTTCTGAAATCAAATTCCATTTGGGGGTCAAAGTATGCACCTCCGTGAACTAATCCGTTATGATGAGTATATGACCTCTCTTCTGTATTATCGGTCTGGTCAAAATCACTTGATGTGTGAATACTGTTTGCAACACTAGACCACCGACTGCCTGGCGCTCCAGTCATTAATAGATAATTACCTTTCATTTTTAGGTCTTATTCCTTGCCATACTTGTTCGTCTAACCAGTGTTCTTCTACGTGTTTCACATACTTCGCATTCTGGTCTTCTTTGATATCTTTGATTACTCGTTCGTCATTGTAAGCAATAGGAAAATCAAGAACTTTAGATAACCATTTTAGATATGCACCACCATAAAGATATAGTGATTCGTGTGATATAAACTCTAAGGTTGCGTCTAGATTATAATAATATTGTAGTGCAGTTGGTAAGGTCACTTCTTTACGAACTCTACGTTGTTGTTCTTTGTTGATATTATTATCACGAACTACAATACAAACCTTTACATCATATCCACAATCCTCTGCTTCATAGACTACTTGTTGTATCTGAGGAATTTGTTTGACTCCATCATAAACAAAGGGTACACTTACATTCGCAACCATAAGATTGTGATTTAACATACTTTTTGTCTTAGATGGGTCAACCCAACATTCTGCAAAGGGTTCTTCATCACTAGGAATCCAATATTTGTCTCCGAAATCCCACCCATTTACATCTGAATGGTATCCGAATACTTTACTGAATAAATGATTTCCAGAACCTTGCGGCCCTGTTATAATTAATAGTTTACGGTCTTTGTTGTCCGACATAAGTTCTCACCTTCAATGGATTAATTTCATCTGTCGGCCCTGTACCAGAGTCAGGACTAAACACAAACAGAGTGACATCTTCTCCTTGATTACACATAAAGTTATGTAATACATTTCTTTCCATAATCCAAGCGTCTCCTTTTTTGATAGGAAACGTTACACCATTGTCAAGTTCAATCTCACCTTTACCAGAGAGAATAAGACCGATTCGTTGACTTGGGTGAGTATGCAGGGTTTGTGTCATTCCACGAGGGAAATGAACATAGTTGACTACAGGTAATCCTAGTCTGCCTGGGTTTGAAGCGGTAGTGTTTGTGCCTCCGTCCATATAAGATAGATTACCTCTAGGAAGACCTTTAGGTACAAACAAACGGTCATCATTCATTGATAAACCATAAAACTTAATATGAACAAACGTACCATACACTTCTGCGGTAAATGGATTTACTGTTTGTCCAGTAAAATCATTATCACTAACCGACCAAGAATCATCTACACTAACACAACAATCTAGTGCCATTAAGAAACTTGTTCCGTCAAAGTTCTTATTGACGTATTCATTATAATCACCTTTTTGGACGTGGACATCAAAATTCCAGATATCTCTAACCTTATAGGTTTCGCCATTTTCTATGTTCTTCATCATAATCCTGTATAGGTTTCGCCATTTTCTATGTTCTTCATCATAATCCTGTTGCCTTTATAATTTCCTTGGGTATATAGGGTATTTTCATTCTTTCTGGGTGCCACACAATTGCACAAATATTATCTTTAATCCAAGATTCACATTCACCAGTTACATCTGTACATAATTGTACACTATCTGGTGGTATTTTGTCAATAGCAATCGTATGAAAACTATTTACTTTTACTAAATGTGGTTGGTATTTACTGTATACTATATGTTCAACATCAAAATGATTGTTTTTACCTGTTTTTGTTTTACCACCAAGAATCTCTGTAAGTAAAAATGCACCGTGACATATACCAAGAATAGGTTTATTTAGTTTGACCATTTCGGTTGCCAGAGATATTTCTGTAGTGATACGAATTTCCTCATTCCCTCCACCAGTAATGATGAGAAGGTCTAAGGATTCTGCAAGAGATTGATAATCTAAGTCGTCACGATTTGGGACAGGAATGAGTTCGTGACTCTTTAATAACCGATACCAGTTATGTTCTAAAGAGTCATGAACTTGTCTATTGTGCGTGAGGACTCGTTGAGTGAGTCCTATTTTCATTTACCAACCGTAAGCTGCGTTTACTAGTTCTCTAGAACCTTTTGCTTCAACTGTATTTTTACACGAGATTTCAAACAGGTCTTTACGCATTTTTCCAATAATATCAAGAACACGATTTTGTGTCTTTTCATCTGTTGCAATTTTACGTAATGAGTATCCACCGATTGCACTATGGAAACCTTCGTCTTTTGCAATTTCACGATATCGTGTAGAAATGAATTCGTCTTGAATAGTATCTGCCATCTGATTCCAGACTGCTTCTGCACGTCCTTCTGCAACTAACTGATAGGCAGCAAGAACTGCTTCGTCATTCTCTGCACCATACTTTTCTAATAGTGAAGCACCTTTGGCGGTGTTTGCTTTTCTTTCTGATTCAAGAGCAGCTGCGACATCAACTTCTTCACCTTTGATATGTTCGATTACTTCTCGAACCATACGATAGTGTTTTGCTTCGTCATGTGCTTGTTTAGAAAGAAGTTCTAATTCTTTAGGGTCTGCATTATCAGCTGCATTTGCAATTTGCTGAGATATTTCAGACATATTCATACGTTCATTGACCATACGACCAATGAAGTGATTGACCATTTCCTCTTCAGGTAGGTCGTTTTCAAAGTACTCTTTGACATTCATCTTAGACGCTTCAAAAAGTGCTTGATTGTCGTTGCGAATTTTCTTCACAAACTCTTTTGGGTTTAACATTAGGATTCTCCTATCACTCTATTAATATATTAGTATTATTTATACAATTCTTAGTTTAAAATATCTATTATTTTGGTACTTAAAGTACCCACATCTGAGAAAATATAAACGTTTCAGTTGATTTGTTTCATTAACTCTTCGACATTTTCACCCTTTTCAGGTAATTTGTCCTTCAAAAAGAAATGAACAAAATAACACTCTTTTATGTTATTGACTGCACTATACAATCCGTTCCATTGACCTCCCATATGTTTGGTTGGAATATTATACTTCTTTAAAAAGAAATTTAATAGTGTCTGGTCAGTACTCCACTTATAAGCACCAACTCCATCCACAAAGTCTTTGAACTCCATACGATTCAAGAAACTATGTGGGTCTTGTCCTTTTAGATAAGGTTTGAACAACTTACTGTTTAAGAGAATCAATCCCATATTAAAGAACTCGTATCCGTATTTGTCTGGTTTAAAATCTATTCCACTATGATGATGTAAGGTTTCGTATTGCATTCGTGAATAGTTTATAATCTTGTTTCCATACCAAGACTGTATATCCATCTCACGTTCACATACAGCACCAAAAGCGTGTTCTGTTCCAAAGTCTTCAAAGATATTAGGTGCGTCAGGTCGGATATAAATGTCTGCGTCAACGATTGCAATCTGGTCATAGTCGTCCAGATAATTAAATGCGTTTTCTTTTTCGTAGATAGGAAGATATCCACCATACTTCATATAGGATTCTTCACTACGTCCACTACTAAAGATATCAGGTTTGATTCTTAGTTGAGGTTGGGTTAAAACAATATGTTCAATATTATATTTCTCACAATAGTTTTCCATTGATTCAATACAATGTTCATATAGTTTGGACGGTTTTCCTACCGACACTTGAAATATCATTCTAGTGGTCAACTGTTCCTCCTACCTTCATATCATATATAGGTCTACAGTAATCCGCAATTAGGTTTAAATCTTTATTTAATTTATCAAACATTATATCATCAACATATCTTGTATGTCTTTCGGTCACACATTCTAATAACAAGTCTTCTGCCTGTTCTGGTTCAATATAATATCCAGAAGTAATAGGACATAACTTGTAGTGCCACCAATAAGGGTGTCCTTCAAACCTATCGCAATAGTTATGAAACTCTGCATCATTCTGAAAATTACAGATTGAAAAGTATGGTGCAATAATAGGCATATCAGAGGTAAGACATTCGGTGTCGTGTTCTATAACTGTTATGGGTTTTCGTTCTTCAACACATTTCTCCCATAACAGATAGTGACTATACCAACAACCCATTTCAGTATCAGTAAAATCACGTTTACCGTGATACTGGTCAAGTTGTATATCGTCATATAGATGTAGAGTCTTTGGAGTGACTGCATCAAATAGATTTACTTGAAAACCGTGCGATTCCCAACTTTGTATTGATTGTTTTGCATAATGTTGAGATACCTTACTGTCAGGTATCTGTATCATCCATATATTATCTGTAATCGTCAAGGTCAAATTCAGTTCCGTGCATTTTATATAAGTCCCTTTCGTGATTAGTCCAAACTAATACTTCAGGGTCGTCAAGTAGAAAGTCACAAGTTTTGCAGTAGTCAGGATATGTTTTGTTCTTATGGTCTTCACGCAGTTTACTATATTCTGGGCCGTTCCAGATTTCTTCGATAGTATTTTCACTGGTATGACCTAGAACTGCATTTTCGTCTTGACCAAGTACTTGACAACAAGGTGCAACCGCACCAGTTTTTTTATCAAGTCCACCTGCACGAATAACTACGTCAGGAGAGAATGGTCTACCACAAGTCTTTTCCTCACCACTACGAACATTTTGTTTGGGGTCATAAACACCAGACCAGTTATGCATTTTCCATATCTCGGTCTTGACTCCTAGATTGTTTACTAGTTCTTGATATTTTTCTAACTCATAGTCTAGATTATCATTATCGGTAATTAAATGATAAGTTGCAACAACACAATCACTACCAGATTCGTCAACATATTTTTTCATTTCTGATATGTTATTGACAATATGATTAAAGTTACTACCGATAGTATTATACATCCATTCGTCATATTTTGCAGGGTCATATCCAATAAAGGAGAAACGATAGAAGTCTAATCCTGCGTCAACACAATCCTTCATAAATTGACCACCCATACGAAATCCATTAGAGAACATAAAGCATTTTGCTCCATATTTCTTAACAATCTTAATGTATTCAGGTAGGTTTCTGTTTAGAGTAGGTTCACCACTACCTTCTAGATTAACTACTCTTAGTCCGTGTTGGGCACAATCTGCGACATTTTTTTCAAACTCGTCTAGTTTCATTTTCTTGAGGAATCGTTTATCACGTCCACCTGTTCGCATATCTTGAGGACACATAGTGCAGGAGAAATTACATCCTCCGTTAATCTCAATAACTGCTCTATCAATTTTCATTAATGACTCACAAACTGGTTAATCAACCAAAACATAAATATCATAAAACCAAACACAAGTACCTGTATGACAGATGCGTATACAACCTGTTTCATAGGGTGTACTTCAGGTAATTTCTCCATAATACTTTCATTCGGAGATAGATTAACTGCTCTTAATATTTTCTTTTCGTTCTCAGGAATCATAATGTCATATTATTGTAAATTCTATTTTTTGCAACATTGAAATAATGTTCATCTAATTCAATTCCTATAAATTTTCTATTAGTGTTAAGGCAAGCAACACCAGTTGAGCCACTACCCATACAAAAATCTAAAACAGTTTCTTTTTCATTTGTATAAGTTTTTATTAAGTATTCCATCAAACCTATTGGTTTTTGAGTGGGGTGATATTTGCCCTCTGATTCAGCAGTTTTGTGATAAATAACACTTCTTGGTTTTCTTAAACCGCTTTTATTTTCTTTTTTTATTTTATTTCTTTTTGTTAGTCCACCTTGCAAAACTTGGATATTATTATGACCTATACCTTTATTATAGGGTTTGCCTTTCGTATGCTGTGGATTGTATTTCATTGGATTTTTACTTCCTTGTGCTGAACCGCCAAAACTAAAAACACAAATATCTTCGTGGGTTTTAAGCGGTTGATAGTTTGCGTGTACAAAATTACTTGCTTTGCTTTTTTCCCAAACCCAACAATATTTAAACCATTTTAGATTAGAATTTATTAATGCTGTCGTGAATGGTTGACTTGATGTCATTACTATAGCTGCGTCATTTTTTACAATTCTTTTCACTTGTTTCCACATAGAATCAAGACAAATTATGCTATCCCATTTGCAACGAGTAGTTCCATAAGGCATATCAACTAATACCATATCAATCGATTTATCAGGTATTTCATTCATTTTTAATAAACAATTACCTATTGTTAAATTAATATTATTCACTTCTTCTTATCCTTCTTCTTCTCATGATATCTACTCTTTAACATATCTATATAGTCGTTTGCTTTATCTTTCATTTCTTTTAGATTAGGTTCAAACTTTTCTGCACCGTCAGCTATAAAATCAAGTACTTGATGTCTACTTGGTTTTTGTATTGCTTGAGGAGTGTTATACTCAGTTACACCTTCCCAAGATGGAACGAACATTGGTTTACCAAAGTTTCTTGCAATATAATGCCACATACCATCGTAACAGAAAATAAAATCACATTCTTGTATCTGTTTAAATGCATCTTTTATAGGTGTTCTGTAGGTTAACTCTACTAGTATCCAACCCTTCCAGCGCAGTAAGCTAATTATATCAGACCAATCATCTATTGTCAAGAACCTTTTCCACTTTCTTGGTGGTTCACTATTATAGTGTGGTGTCCAGATAACTATCTTTTTTCTTTTAGGAACAAAAGATTCAGGTTTAAATATCCAATCGTTTGGTGGAGCACCCCAAGGTTTGAATGCTTTTGAGTCAAAATAGAATCGGTTTTTATTTTTGTCAGGGTTTACATTTCCTTTCGGAAACAAATCTGAGTTATAAACGTGAGTGACCGTGACATCTTCTTGACGGTGATACTGATTGTGTATCCACGCCATACGTTCTATGATTGTTTCTGGGTCTTCTGGGTGATGAAGATAATCCTCATCGTGTTCCCAGTGCATTTCCAGATTTACTTTTGTGTTGTTATCAAAACAATAGTTATGACAAGTATTGAGGGCATTCATAAAGTCTCCGACTCCCCAAGTGCCTCTCCACCTAACCTTTTCCATTTATTTGCCTGAGAATGCTTTTCCTGCTTCAGCAATACCAAATGAACCTAATGTCACAACAACAAAAGACGTATAGATTGTATCAGATATCTCTAAAGGTGTACCGTCCATTGCAGTAACTAAATCAAAAATACCAAACGCAACCATCATAAGAAACGATGCAAATCCAATGATTGATTTCTCATTGATATCATTTTCGTCTCTAAACAATGACCAAAAACCTTTGGGTACTGGTTTTGCAGCTGCTGTTACAACTTGTAGTTCCTTCGAGAGTTTTTCCATCTCTTTAATTTTATCTTGTGCTTCGTCTACCTTAAGAACTAACTCAGTGTATTTTTCTAAATCAACTGTCGCTTGTCCTACAGGTGTATCTACGGTTTCTTTTACCATATCATTTCTCCATTAAAATACTTTTACTTTGTATTTGTTTTCCCACTCATTCGCATCTTCTATAGTATTTACCATAGGTTTATTACGAATATTCAATGATGTATTTAGTAGCATTGGAACTCCTGTAAGTTCGTAATACTCTTCAAGTATCTGACGTATTACTGATTGACAATCAGGTTCAACTAACTGAACTCTTGCAGTTCCGTCTTGGTGGGTCACCGATTTATAGTCGTGTTTTGCAATTGCGGTAAACTGCATATATTGATTCATCGGCCCTTCAAAATATTGGTCTGCATATTCAGATAAGATTGCAGGTGCAAAAGGTCTAAACCTATGTCTACGTTTGATATCATTAACAGTATCTTTTACATCATATCTTACGTCTGCAAGTAAAGAACGATTACCTAATGCACGAGGGCCAAACTCTGCTCTACCGTTTGCAACACCACACACTTTGTTATCGGTAAGATACTTTGCAACTTCTTTTGGATTAATCTCTCGGTCAATGTTATGACCTAGATAAGGAGACCAATCTAAATGTGTTCCACCTGTTTCTTTATGCCACGTATAAGCAGCACACCCAAGTGAATTACCTGCGTCACTTGGTGCAATTGCAATATGCATTTCGTCAAATAGTTCACTAATTAAAGTATTTGCCACAACATTTTGAGCACAACCACCAGAGTAAACTAACTTAGAACCATATTTACGTGCTTCCTTCATAATCTTCATTACTTCTACTTCAAAAAACTTTTGTACGGTTGCAGCTGCGTTTTCAGGAATCGTATGTTTCATTACATAATCACCAATTCGGTCAGAGTATTGAGAATACTTCTCTGATAGTCCACTTTCTGCATAAGCAATTCGTTCAAAGTCTACTATTTGTTTAACTTTTTTACCTTGTTCACTTTCAAACCAGTAATAACAATTATGAAGAAGTTTATAAAGATATTCATCAACTTGACCATAACACGCAAGACCCATAATAATATATTCGTCTCTGAGTGGTCGCATTCCAGACGCTCTAACAATTAATCCATAGAGACAACCCAAGGATTGTGGCCAAGTAATACGTTTGATTGTTTTGAAGTTGTGGTCTTTTATAACCATAGATTCTAGTTCACCAGAACCATCTACCGATACCATAACAGTATCTTCTTTAGATTTCCACGGTCTAGTAAGGAATGCACCTGCACAATGACTTTCGTGGTGTTCGTTGAAATTGTCAAATGTCAATGCATTACGCATTGGAGTGTGTGATTCTGCTTTTTCAGAAAATCCGTGCATTGACCAAGCACCGTGAGTACGATATCCACCCATCTGTTCTCTACGCATATCTATGTCTTCGTAGAAAGTAACGTGGTCGTCTTCTTTTACAAAGTTCCACATTTCAGGAGGTATTAGGGGGTCATTTTTAATCCCACTATATCGTTCTGATTGACTTGCCCACGGAATTGTACCGTCTTCGTTGACAATAGCTATAGCAGCATCGTGAAAATACTCGGAGTATCCTACATATCGTTTCATACAAGTATATAGGGAATTTTAACCGACTAGGTAATCATACACGTCCTTCCAACCTTTCATTAGAGGGAAGTCTTCACAATCCATATTGTAACCGTGTTCCATTACAATTGAATCTAATCCAAAGTTTGCACCTGTGTGTGCATTTTCTATTTTGTCTTCAACCCAAGTATATCCTGTTCCTTCGTATGGTGCAAGAACTTCGTCCTTGTCTGCACCTGTATCAAGGTAGATAAACTTAGTAAATGCAGTCTTACCGAACAACTTCTTAATATTCATTGTTCTTAGTTTTTGTGCATTTATGTCTTTACTCATTGAAGTAATCAAGTGAAACACATATCCGTGTTCCTCGTGCAACTTCTTAACATACTGGATTGCGTCTCTTAAAGGAGGCACAAATCCCATATGTGCAGATTCGTTGAACTCTCTGACTAGTTTTTTAGATTCTGTTTGTGTAATACCGTAGATTTCTCCGATATTATATTTTAACTTATCCTTTGCGGTATAACCCTTTTCGGTCATCCATACGTCAAACGCATATCCCCAATTCAGGAGAACACCATCTGCGTCTGTCAGTATTACTTTATGATACTGGTCTAACACTTTATTATTTTCCTTTTTCATATCCTTATTATAACAACAAGGACAACAAATGTCAAGGCTTTAAATATTTAAATTTACCTTGTTCGTAGTCTTCTAACATTACTACTTTGTTTCCTCCACCAGTATAGTGAAGAAAGTTTTGATTATATCCAAGTTCATCTTTATAGTGAGTAGGAGTATCGTTCCACGTTTGGTCAATACTTTGAATGTTAAATCCGTGTTTGGTTAATTGTCCAGAGATAAACGGTTGGTCGTTGTTTAACCAAAATGGGTCACCGTGTTTATCTCCGTCTTGCATATAGTCATACCAATCATCAAACTCTTCTCGTGCTTTGAGACGTGCTTCCTTAGTCCATACCAATACACCAGTATTGAATGTAGTAATGCAAGAAGGTCTATAAGGAGATTCAGTAGGAACAAGTGGAATGTTATTGCGTTTATACTTTTCGGTTAACTGTTTCTTAATCTTATCAGAATAGTCCCAAGTATTATATCCACCGTCATCGTCTGTACGAATCTCAGATTCAAAGACACCTGTTACGTCATATCCATTGGTTTGGTCAAAGATATTCTCTTCGGTATTACAAATAATATCGGTATCAATGAACGCAACCTTATCAAAGTCATCATACAATGGGTCATAGATTACTCGTAAACATTCAAAGAGTAATACTGTTGAACCTGTTTTACCTGCGGTAAATACTTGTCTAGTAGAATAGTGATGAACACAATCTAGTTTTTCTGCATAGATTCTGAATGATTCGGCAGATAGGTCACCTGTTTTACGATAGAGTTCAGAACGAGTACCTTGAGGATACTCAGGAACTTTTTTTCGTTTCTCAGTTTCCTCATTGGTAATCATATACTGATAGATTAGATTCATTCAGGTAAACCAACACTATATTGTACTTTACCGTCTACTCTTTGTGCAGTAAGAGGTCTATTACGATTCTCTTCTTTACTGACATATGATACGTGAATCCAACCAGACTTAGGGTCTCCCTCTACATAGAACTCAGAGATAACTTGGTCGTAGTCTAGATTATCTCTAATCCACTTTGCAACTTCTAGGTTATCTTGTCCGTCACATTCAAAGTCAACTGCTTGACCTTTACTATGTTGTGACCTAGTAGAACCACCGATTGCTTCGTTTAGTGCAGGACTTCTATATCCAGAACTAATCCGAGTAATACCAAAGTGTTCTCTTATAGGTTGTACTACATTCTCAAATAATGCTTTCGCAGCTTCAAGATGTTCGTCTTTTGGTGTGTTATCAATACCTAAACGAGTTGCGGTCATTGACCTAGTAAACTCGTCAAGGGTAAAATTTTTACTTAGTTTCATTTAATGTTTCCTCGTTCAACCATTTCCTTTGTCATTATATAGTCTCTGACAAACTTTGACCGAACAATATCTGCCCACCCAAATTCAATGGTTCTAAAATTATTCATAACCTCTATGATATTCATAAAGTCAAGAATGCCTTTTCTATCTGATTCTTTAGTTAAATCAGATTGATAGTAATCACCACTAAAGATGATACGACTGTTGTGTCCGACTCGTGTAATTATAGAGTCCAACTCGTGATATGTACAGTTTTGCATTTCGTCAACCAAGATAACACAATTGTCTAGAGTTGTCCCTCTGATATATGAAGTAGAGAGAAACTCAATTTTATTTTGTTGTTCTAGTTGTTCGTATGCTTTCTTTTCATTAAAGAGTTCTGTTGCGATTGCACGATAAGGTGCGGTATAAGCGTCAACCTTTTCCTCAATACTGCCAGGCAGATAACCCATTTCTCTTGTTGGAACAACACTTCTTACGATAACAAGTTTCTCTTGGTCGTATTTTCTGTCCATAACTTCTTGGAGTGCAAGATACATACCAACAAAAGTTTTACCTGTTCCAGCAGAACCACATAAAACTAAATGGTCTCCTTCTTCCCAAGAATCATATGCGTGTTGTTGATTTTCTGTTATAGGTTCATAGGATAACAAGTGGTCAATCTTAAGACGTTTCATTGTCATGATTTGATGTTGTGTCCTCTTCCAGAACCTTTACCGATTTTTTGCATTAGGTTTTTCCAGTCTCCACTTGTTTTATTAATAATATTACCAGTATGACTGACTAGATTGGGGGCACCAATCTGTTGTTGTTCGTCAGGATTTTTTTCTAAACGTTCTTGTAGTTTATCATAACTGCACATAACCTCTTCGGTTTCTCCAGTTTTATTATTGATAATTGTGTATAGTGGCATTAAGTATCCTTTTTTGCGATATAAATTTTAGGTTCGTGACCTGTCGCATATGCATAGTCTTTTCTTATATATGCACAAATTATGAGTTCGTCTCCGACATTAGTTAAATGAGCACCTGCACCATTAACCGATATTTTATTTGAACCTCTGGGTAAAGGTAATGCATAGGTTGTATGTCTATTACCGTTGGTTTTATTGTAAACGTCTACTTGTTCGTATATGCGGATTCCTACCTTATCCATCAAGTCTTCGTCAATCAGAATAGACCCTTCATAGTCTAAATCTGTTTCAGTGCATATAACACCGTGTAGTTTTGATTTCAATAGTGTTAAATAGTTCATAATATTATATATCCATAATGACGAAGGGGTGCTAATGCACCCCTACGAGACTTTTGACCACCTACCTTATTATGCTAGATTATGAGTATTATGTAACTCGGCAATAGTTTGATTAAGAAATGTCCGTTTTATCGTTAACTTGTGAGCAAGGTTGTCTCGTCCTTTTTTCTTGAGACGGTGGATATAGTTATCAAGTTCACGACTGTCACTCTTTAATCTCTCTATTTGGTTTCTTGGCATATAGTTGCTCCTGTTATTATGGGGTTAAAATAACATAACAAAAGAGAATCAAGATATTAGATTTGGAAACGCCTCCTCTACTATCTTCTTTGTCAATCCTTTGACTGGTGGTTTCTTTGCCACCATATCAAGAACAATCAGAGCATCTTCTGCGTGAATACTTTCAAGCAGTTGAATGAACTGGTTCTCGATTTGAAATTGTTGTACTCCCTCTGACCTAAACCCTTTTACATAATTACCGAACTCACGGTGTTTCTGTCGTAAACTAGACGGAACACTTTCAGGTCTGTTGGGTGTGTAAGGTGGTTTACCTTCAGGTAGAAGGAACTCTAGACGTTTGTCAAAGCAACCTCTAACTACGTCTTTAATTGCAGGAACTCGTTGTCCCTGTTCTCTTAGAAAAGCTATCTTGTCTTTTCTATTTTTCAACTTTGTAAAATCCTCAAAGATTTCAAAGACTTCTTTTTCCATATTTTCTCTCTTATATTATATATACGTAGAAAGTTCTCTAAACCTTGTAATAATTACAAAATTCTTCTAACATTTCTTCGTATTCATTAATGAGGTAAATTGCAGTTGCAATTCCCAGTTCGTCACCCTCTAGGGTATATTTTTCTAATCTGTCCTTAGAAACTTGTACATATTCTTCGATTGCACCTTTCTTTTTTAAAATTTCTTTTTTTGTTAATTTCTCTGTCACGTCATTAATACCATTTCTATATAGTGACTTCTATGAAAGTAGTCAGTCATTGCATCGTCTTCGCAGAAGAAATCTTCACCTTCCATTGCGTCTTTCATTTCACTTAAGAATGCAGTACCTTTTTCACCGTAGTTTTCAGGAATCCAGTATTCATTAACTCTATGTCCCCACTTACTTGCGTTTTCAAAAACTTCGACAGGACTAAACGTATAGTGTTTTACTTCTCTTTCCAATACCTTATCAGGTGTCATTTGAACTTCACAATACTCTTCTAAGATATCCTCTGCACCTTTGATTTTTGCAACCAAAGTAGAATGATTGTTAACACTTAAAGATACTTTGTATCCATACTTATTTGCGACCTTCTTTACTCCAACCGCAAGTTTCTTTTTATCTTCTTGAGATACATACGCCATAATTAAACTCCTTCTTTTTAAATTACTATATTATTATAACAATGAAAACACTCTTTGTCAAGCACTTTTTGCAGAAAATGACAAAAAGATATCTCTAACATTTTCTCTGTCAATGGAGTCTCCACCACCCCATAAATGTTCACCTTTGGTCGAAACACTCTCGTAGTGTCCTCCTAAGTACATTTCCATACACTCTACTGCGTCAAGAGAACCCATACCAATTTCAGGGTAAACTGCGTCCCACTCAGGTTTATCACTATAGAATGAGAGTAGATACTCAACAAAAACACCTTTCTCTTGGTTTGTTGGATAACCAACTTCTTTATTAAACTCTAACATTATGCAGACTCCTCAAGTAATTGTTCTGAAATCCTAGAAATCAAGAAATCTCTTGCTTCGTCAAGGTTAAGTTTCCACATTGGAATATTAATACCAAAGTTTAAGTGAAGAACTTGTTTAACCTTAGTATCAGACATTTCGTCTACAATGTCAATTGCGTCAGAAATTGCTCTGTCGCAAATAAAATCGTTATTTAAGTTACTCATAATTTTCTCCTTTCTTTTCAAATTATACACTTATTATAACAACAAGAACACCTTTTGTCAAGCCCTTTTAGAGAAATTTTACATTAAATTTTTGTTCCCATTCAATGTGTCTACTATCATATTTTTGTCCTTCACGAGGAACAATCTCTAGAGTATTATCAAAATCTTCTTTGTTTTCGGACATAACATTGAATATCAATTCAAATGAGTCGTCTAGTATTCCATAGATTACATCTAGTTTTTTTAGTTGAGGAATATTTCTTTTCGCAATGGTATAACACATTTCATAACCATATATTGACGGAGGTGGGAACATAATACCTTGAACAGACTTTGCGGTCATAAGTGCAGGTAAGATACTTCGTTCAAATGCATTGAAATGATGATATGCAGTTGCAAGTCCAACATTCTTGTTTTCATAATAATTCATACGACTTGCATTATAGATTGTTTGTTTGTGAGATATAAACTTAAATGGTTCACCTTCAGGAGATAAGAAACCCATAAGTCTCAATAACTCTCCGTCACTATTAATAAATGCAGTATCGTTTTCATTGACTTCCCAGACTTTAATGTTATCCTTGTCTTCAGGAACTACTCGTGCGTCAATGTTTTTTGTTGCTTCTCTAGTATTAAGAACCATCATCCAGAGACCAATCCAACCACCTATCATTTTTTCAATATTACTATTCTTAAAGAATGCTTGGTCTACTGTAGTCAAACGATTGACTGGCCAATTATCTCCAGAAAACTCTTCAATACTCAGATTATTAATTCTTTCGTTTGCTTTGGTATTAGTATCAAAAACTGCGTCAGGAATAATAAACAAAGGTAATCCTAATTCTATACACGCAAATACAGCTGCAAGGTTGGTTGCGTCTACTTTAGGTATTTGAACAGTGGTCACTTCTCCCTTTTTAACACCGTTTTGTATGAGTAAGTGTTTAAACTGATTTATTAGAATACCAAATTCTTCTTTATTAAGATTATCAATTCTAATGTCGTCTTTTATAAGATTACGATGTAACACTCAAATGTCCTCTTAGTTGTTCATAATTAAGTTTAGTATCTTGATAGAAAGGTGTAATATCAAATCCCTCTGGTATTTCTATCTCAGTTCTTGGTTTCGGATGTATTATATATTGTCCGTTTATCAGTTCTAGTTCGTCTTCCATATATCGTGGTTCGTCCCACCACTCGTGTTCTACTTTCATACGACCATTCTCTAAAGTAGTCTTGTAGAAATCGTCTGGTAATATACCCAGACTATTCGGAATAATCTTATCGTGTTCTCCAACATAATTTACCAGTAATGGAATTGCAGTATCAATACTACCGTAATGTGATTGAAATAGAACATTATATTCTTTTGCAAGTTCTACAAACTCTTCGTCTAATGCAAATCCACACATATTGATATTGACTGTTCTTTTGAATCTACCACCAAAGGTTTCAAGAAAGTCATAGAGTTCTGATTTGTTGGGTATCATTATATTAGAAGGAGGGTTTTCTAATAAATCTTTTAATCCTATCAATCGGTCAACGTCTTCTTCTGCACTCAAGTCGTGACCAATTGCAAATGAACTATGACCATAACAAAAAAACAATGCAGGTAATAGGTGAGTTAACATTGCTGATGCGTGGTGTAGATTTCTGGAATGAACTACTTTTGAATTCTGCACAAACCAGAATGTATGAATATTACGAATTGATATACCCATTACTTCTTGGTGTGAGAATGTGATTGGTTTTGATTTTCCTGTTGTTCCAGAAGTAGAACTAACTAATAGTGGGTCGGTAGGTAATACTTTGGGAAAGTCACAATCACGATATTCGTGATTAAAGTATTTATTAGAAGACGCAGGTGATTCACAATCAATACCAACACCACCGTATCGTTTCATCATTTCGTCATGAAGACCGTTATATATTTTAGTGGTATCTTCTTTTGAACTGTAGATATAGTAATCACTTGGGCCGTGAAGTGCAAGTTTAGTAAAAGGAAGGGATTCTTTGGTCGCAGGACTATCTAATATGAATATTCTTAATCCTAGTTCTGCACACGCAATCAAAGAAGCAATGTGTTGTAGGTTGACCTTCATAATAGAAATGGTAATCAAATCACCTTTCTTTGCACCTGCATCACGCAGTCGCCATTTCATTTCATTGGTCAACAAATAAAAGTCTTTATACTCTTGACCGTCATAAACAAAACCGTATCGTCCACCTATAACTTGACGATTCAATACACCGTTATTCTTTAATGTACCCCAATAATTATCTTTTGATATGCTTGGCATGAATCTTACATCCTATAAACTCATTATAATACTCGTCACTCAACAAAACGTCATATTCAAATTGTAGTTTTGCCTCGTAGTATGAACACTCACCTTTTGTCCTACATAGTCTTAGAACGTCTCTCTGGAAGTCCTGACCCCCTTCTACGAGTGTTTTTACCATTTCTGACGACCCATAGTAGTTCCGCCAGTCAGATTGAACCCTTGTTCTTTTGCGTCTTTTTCTTGTTTTTGTAACAGGAAGTATCTTAGGTTTCCAGAAAAACTTCTTACCAATATACTTTTTACCAGTACTTAACTCTGTCAGACAATAAACAAATCCTTGGTATTGTTCCAAGAACTCTTCTTCAGGGTCAAACTCTTTACCTTCATATATCCACATAAAGGTATATATCTATTCTATATCAACACCACACATAGGACAATATTGAGGTTCTTCCTCACTGTCTTTGACTGTAACTTCTACTTTAGTTTCGCAAAGACTACATTCTAAAATGTATACGTTATCTTCGTCCACTAGGCAACACTTACTTTTTCGTCCCAACCCCAGTCACCTTCCATACCATTTACGGAATATTCAGTGACACGTTTTTCAAAGAAGTTATCGTGTGACGCACCATTCAGTACCCAGTCCAACCACGGTAGTGGATTGTCCTTGACACCAAACTTCGGTTTCATACCTAATTGTAATAGTCTACGGTCTGCAATGTGACGAATATATTGTTTCACATCTTCTTCAGATAGACCTTCGATTTTACCAGACTGGTATGCAAGTGTAATGAATCGGTCTTCTAACTTAACAGCATTCTTTGCCATCTGATAGATTTTAGATTTAAGTTCGTCATTTACAATACGTGGATGTTCTTCGCAGAACTCACGGAATAGTTTTGCATTACCTTGTACGTGTAGAGTTTCGTCTCTGATAGACCATTCTACAATTGTTCCCATACCTTTCATCTTACCAAAACGTTGGAAGTTTAATAACATTACAAAGGACGCAAACAATGACATACCTTCGTTGAATACTGATTGTGCAAGTACTAAAGCAAGACCAGTTAAAGAGTTGATATCACCTTCCTTCATAAAGTCAATCTTGTCTGCCATTTCTTTATATTCAAGGAATGCGTGATGTTCTTCGTCAGGTAAACCTAGAGTATCATTCAACAATGCATATGCACGTTGGTGTACACCTTCACGGTTTGCAAAGGACGATAACATATTACGAATCTCATTGTTCTTAAAACGAGGAATCAAGAGTTCGTGATAATTCTCACCTACTTGTACGTCTGATTGAGTAAACAATCTTAATACTTGGGTAATAAATTCTTTTTCTTCTTTGGTTAGTTTAGTTCTCCAATCTTGGATATCTTCAGAAAGTTCTGCTTCGTCTTCTGTCCAATGTATCTCTTCGTGTTTCTTTACTAGTTCTACCGCCCAAGGATACAAGAACGGTTTATATGTTTTACTAAAATCTAATAACATTTTTATCCCTCACAAGCACGACATTCATCGTCTTCGTTTGTTTCTACTGGTTGATTAAAAAATACCATAAGTTCGTCATAACCCCCAACATACTCACCTTCAATATAGATTTGAGGGACTGTTTTGACTTTACGACCTGTAACTTCGGCAGCAGTTTTTCCAATATCTTTCAGGTTGATATAATCATAAGGAATACCTCTTAACTTGAGTTCTTCCTTTGCCATAGAACAGAACGGACAATCTAGTTTACCATAAATTATGGTGCGAGTATCACCTTGAAGGGCAACACGTTCTACTTTTTCCGATACGTTCTCTGCTCTTTGTTTTGCTTCTGTACGTAGATAGTATAGACCCTTGAGTCCTTTCTTCCACGCATTCAAATGCACTCTGTTCACATAAGATTTCTCTGAACCAGCTGGGAAGAACAGGTTAACACTCTGTCCTTGACAAATAAACTCTTGACGCTCTGAAGCGTGAGTGATTACCCAGTCTTGGTCAAGTTCATCCGCAGTCTTAAAGATTGCTTTCTCACCTTCAGTTAGTTCAGGAAGGTGTTGAACAGAACCTTTATTCGTAATGATTGAAGTCCAAGTGGAATCATTATTTATATCTTTTTCGTTTAGTAACTCAGTTAAATATCTATTTTTTACCAAGAAACTTCCTGCACGTGTTCTATGTGTATATGCATTCGCTTTCAATGGTTCAATAGAAGGACTGGTTGATAGAATCACACCAGACGAGGCATTAGGAGCAATCGCAAGAAGGTGTGAGTTTCTTTTACCAGAACCAATACCGTCAGGATACTCTCCTCGTTCCTCTGCAAGTAATTCAGTTTCTTTATGTGCTTCTTCATTGATATGTTGGAATACAGTTCTGTTGATATCCCTTGCAGCTTCACTCTCCCACGCAACTCCGTGTTTCTGTAATAGAGAATGGAATCCCATTGCACCAAGACCTAAACTTCTTTCTCTTTCTGCGGAATACTTTGCTCTAGTAATAGTATCAGGTGCATTCTCAATAAAGTATTGAAGCACATTATCAAGCATACGAATGATATCACGAACAATAGTAGTGTCCTTCCATTCGTCATAGTATTCTAGATTGAGTGACGATAAACAACATACCGCAGTTCTATCGTCAGAGGTTGGTAGGTGAATCTCATTACATAGATTACTACCGTGAATCTTTAGTCCTTTGTCTTTTAGTGGTTGAGGTAAACCTTTGTTTGCTGTATCAATAAAGTTTAGATAAGGTTCACCTGTACGGAAACGAATCTCTAGAAGACGTTCCCAGAGTTTACGTGCATTAACAGTTTCTTTTACTTCGTTGTTCTTTGGGTCACGCAAATCAAAGTCTTCGTTATTGATTACTGCTTCCATAAACTCGTCAGTAATATTGATTGCGTTATGTAGGTTTAATGCTTTACGTTGTACGTCACCTGTAGGAATACGCATATTCATAAACTCTACAATATCTGGATGAGAGATATCCATATAAGCAGCATAAGAACCTTTTCTTGTTTTACCTTGACGGTATGCAATCATATCTGCGTCAACAGTATGTAGAAAAGGAATCGGGCCAGGTGCAATGTCTGATACGGTTCTTACGTCAGACCAGTGTCCACCGACACCACCACCATAAACGGATAACCAACGTAGTTCGGATGAGTGACCGATAAGTCCTTCTAGAGTGTCAGGAACATAAGTAAGGAAACACGAGATAGGCATTCCTTTACTTTTTGTGTCGTGACCGTTGGGTGCATTGGATAATACAGGAGACGCAAACATAAACCACTTATTAGACACATAGTCGTATAGACGTTGTGCGAGTTCTTCGTCTCCATTACTCCACGCTGTTGATGCCCTTGCGAATCCTTCTTGAGGACTCTTTTCATAATCATTAAGGTAAAATTCTTTTAACATTCCAACTGCGTATTCCGCTAGCAGTTTGTCCTTTTTCTTATCAATTTTTAGGGGCATTATTTTTCCATAGAGTATAGTTTTTTAGAGCGTAATACTATATATCACACTTAAGTTTTTTAGTTTGTGTAGTATACCCTAGTCAGGGTAAAAAGTCAAGTTTTATTTTCTACGAGACTTATCTATTGCACGAGACCCAAACCAGAATGATATAATAGCGGCAAAGATTGCCTTTGTATCGTCATCCCAGAGGATATTGATTGCTTCACTGAAATCTGAACCCTTCTCTAATGCTTCCATTAGTAGAGTGATTTCAATAACCGCAAAGAGACCGAAGAAACAATAGGTAATAACTGGTCGTACAGATTTCTGTAGTCCTGCAATAAAACCTGTTCCTTGGTTGATAGAAATATCGTGTTGTATCAATCTTTCGTGTTCGTTATCCCTTGCTTGGGTTTCAAACATTTTCATTTCGTGGTCAAAACCAGCAGCACGAAGTTCTGCCATTTTTTCCATCTTTTGTAATTCAAATTTGTTATCTGATTTTGTTTTAAAGTGTTCAGTGATTGCAGGGACAACAGACCCACTAAATCCTAATACACTACCAAGTAATCCACTTAACATTATTTACTCCTATTATATTTTTTAATAGAATCTTTTGCAGACTTCATCATTCTTTTTTGATGTGCTTGTTGTTGAGATTGAGTTCTCTTCTTCATTCTATCTGCGATTCTTTCTTCAAATTTTTCAAATCGTTTAACTATTTCAGGTTTCTTTTTCTTTTTCTTATCAAGATAGACAGGAACAGTACTACTATCGTCACCTGCACCTGCGACTGCACCTGTAGCGGTCATTTCTTCTTCAAACCAATTTTTAAAACCTTTCATCGAGTTATCTCCCCTGTAGAGAAATACACCGTTTGATTAGAGTTCATGTGTATTCCTTTATAGATATCTAATCCAAGTATTTCTGTAATAGGATAGGATTCAGATTCTACGATTCTAATTTTGTCGTCTTTCTTTACAATGTCTTCGCATTGTGTTGTTATGGTATCATATTTAATACGATAGACCCCAGGCGACATTTGTTTGTCATCTAGGATAAACCATTGGGATTCTTCAGCAAGAACGTCAAGAATGTCAATCCCAGTCTCTTCGTGGATTTCCATTAATCTCTTATCATTTAATTCACCGTGTTCTTTGATAAGAGCGAGTGCTGCTCCATAACGTGCAATAACTGATTGACCGCCAGGCACTTTTGCCATTAGACGTTTTAGATTAAATACGAGACGATGAAACGGTGTATAGTGAGAACGATATGCCTCACGGTCATCAGTACTATTCGTATTGAATTCCTTATTCTTTTGACCGTCTTTGTCTATAATACCTGCCTTGAATGCTTCGGTCTTCTCAAACGGAGTGACCAATAGTTTCAAGAAACGAATCGTATAAACTAAGTCTGCTGCTGATTTTAATATTCCCATAGTCTTATTTATATGTTTTGTTCCATACAGTGAGGTACAGTTGCGTCAAAAATGTTATTAAATATCTCATCATAATCTGCATACAACACGTCTTTATGTGGTGTTACACATTTATATTGAAACTTCTCCAATATTTTTCTTTGAATAGGAGAATCCATTGCATTGTCTTCTAAAAACTTTCTACTGGTCTTAAACACTTCGTGGAAAATTCTTCTATCATTATATAGAGACGTGGTAAGTACATCATTATTACAACTAATCGCACGAGTATAAAACTTCGGTGTTATTAGTTTTAACATATCATATTCCATTATATCATAGTCTCTTTTAGAAGTCAACCACTTTTTATTAAATTCTTCTACATAAGTATCTGTAGTTTTATGTGTTCCAAGAGTATAGGAAGCACCGTAGTGATGTTTCTTAGTTTCTATATCTTCCATAATCTTGTTCTTAATATACCATTCACTCTCACTATAATACTTAAGACTTAACATATGCATATGCGGAATCAAATCACGGAAGAACATTTCATCACCATTAACACCATATAGAACAATGTCAGGGTTTGCTTCCTCCACTTGTATCATAGTTGGTAGAATAGTACACCAACGAGTAGACGAATCTCTTAAAAATCTATGTGTATATTCTTTATTCTTTTTACACTCATATGTCCACATAGTTGTGTTTTCAAAGTTTTCGGATGCAATTTGTTTATATTTAAATCCGTCCTTACCTGCATCACACGGATAAATGTGATAAAGATATTGTGGGTCTTCTTTAAAGTATTGAGACTGAACCGCAGAATCTATTCCTTCACTTAAGGATATAAAACGATTCTTATAATTATCTTTGATTACTTGTGCGTGTTGAGTCATACACTCGTGAATATAATCAACCAGTTCATCAATTTCCCATATCTCTTGTTCTAATGCATCTTTACAATCTTGAACATAATCATATACAGGAAGGAATGATTGAATATGACCAAAGAAAGTTGCACATTCGTTTGGTGATATCTCACGTGCATTTATATCATAACGAAGATAATTTCTAACAATATCTTCTTCTTTGATTGTCATATATGGTAAATGATTGGTAATCTCAATTCCATACTTGTCCGCAGTAAAGACCTTGTGATTGTTAAAGTAGTCTAGTGCTATCTCATAATCGGTCTTGGTCAGTTTAACTGCAAAGAAGTTTCCGTTTGCTTCGTGAAAACTAAAGTCTGAAGCGACTTCTTCTATATCACCCTCAATCAGATATCCAGAATAAAGAACAATAAAGTCTTTTCCCTTATAGACAGATACTTTGTCATCGTGAAAAAATACCCATTTACCATAGGTATCACAAAGAGTCTTTTTGGTAAACTTATTACCGTCATCGCAGATAAAGAACTTCATCGTATTTTTAATTCACCTTGTTTAGTATATAACCATACAGACATTTCTTTACCTTCACTTACTAATATCTCTTCAACTAATGTGTCTAGTTTTTGTTTGTTGTTATGATACTGAATCTCTGGTGGTAATGTTTTATCCAATGATAAAATACCAATTTGACCTTTACTTTTATGAGCAACGAATCCAAAGTCCTTTGGTCTGTAATGGTCTTCTAAGTCATGTTCAATATAAGAACACCAAAACTCTTGACATATGCGTGGTTTATCTTCGTGAATAGAACACCCAGTATCGCAGAGTTTATTACAAGTACTCCACGCACCATAGTCTACACCATACTTTTCTGCTTCGTTGTATCGGTCTGCAAACTTCCAATCACCAGTATATCCCATAGTCTCACAACATACGGTGCAGTCTCCACAACGTGATTCGTCAGGGGTTATCATATTTCTCTCAAAGCTTCTACTACTGTTTTATCCATATCAATATTGGTATATTCAGTGTTCTTTATTGCTTTGAGAAAAATTAGAAAGGGTTTGAGTACACCCCAATGTTCTAGTTCAATCTTGAGTTCTAGGATATTTAATCCTGCCTCATAACCAAATACATTGAATATAACTATAAGGTGATTGAGAATGAGACGTTCTGACAATACGTCATTGTCTCTATAACGATTGAGTAATCGTTTGATATATTTAAATCTTTTTAAGTCTTCAAAGAACTCTTCACTATCAATACATTTAGGATTGTGATAGTTCTGGGCAGCATATAAAACAATATTGTCTTTTGTCAGTTTCATCATATAGTTATGTATAAGGGGACGATGTGTCCCCTTTAATTAATTGTCAATAATTTCGCTGACTTCTTCAATCAATGTTGATTTATTTTTTCTACGGTCTAGTTCAATACCGTGTTGACGACCTAATGCTTCTAACTCTACTTTGGTCATCTCTTCTAGAGACTTGTTACCAATAGGTGCTTCAGTTAAAACTTGAGCAGTCTTTTTAAAGTTATTTCTAGGTTTTGGAACTTCTTTCAGAACTTTCTTAGGTTTAACACCGTGAAACTCATCAATCTGTTCTTGGGTGAATCCACCAGAGACATATAGTTCTCCAGTATTAGGGTCTTCCCATCCATTTAATGTTGGGACTGCGTTTTCACACCAGTTGGGGGCTTTTATAGTCATAATATCTCCTACTATAATTTAGTGACTGAATCCTACAGCAGCACCTAAGACAGCAGCATTAGTAGCAAATATTTCGTCTGTAGTATTTTTGTAGATAATTTCAGATTCGCCAGCACAAAGTGTAAACGAACCAACCAGAACATTACCAGAAGTTTCTACTGAAACAACATAGTTTGTTGCACTGGGATTTACTACACGTACTGCGGATGCATTGGCGAAACTAGAACCGTTTCCAGTTCCAACTCCTAATGCGGATTGTGCTCCTAATAGTTTAAGTGCCATAATTCTTACCTTCTTCTTGCCATTCTTTCAAGAAATTCTTTTGCTTTCTTAGTTCTTGCGTCAAAAGGATTCTTTTCTTTCTCTTCTTTACCGTTTTTGATATTACCTGCAAGTTGTTCTCTTGCCATATCAACTAAAGATACAGAACCTTCTTGAGCATTTGCGTCAACTACTACTGCACCTTCTTTTATGTTTTTAGCAGGTGCTTCGGTTGACTTGACCACATTGGTGTCACCTGCTTGATTGTCTTGAGGACGTTTACCAGACTTAGGTTTAGTTCCACCTTGTGCCTTGAAAGTTTTGGTGTGACCATCTTCTTCGTCATCTTCGTATTTCTTCTCAGACTTTCCTTTATGTGCAGAAGTAAATTCTTTTGCTTTCGGAGAATCTTTAGAATCAATCTCTTCAGGTTTAGTTGCATTAGACTTCTGTTGTTTAGCAGCAGATTCCCACATTTGATGTAGGTCTTTGATTGCGTCAACTAAATCTAAGTCTTCACCAATCTTAGAGATTTCTGGAGTCTTAGCTGTAGATGTGACTTTCTTCTTGTCGTTTTTCTTACCAGCAACTTTAGGCATTTCTTTTTCTTCTTCGTCTTCTTCTTCAGACTCTTCGTCTTCTTCTTCAGACTCTTCACCTTCTTCAGAATCCTTTTCTTCACCGTCTTTCTTAGGTGGGAAAGGTTTCTTCTTCTTAGGTTCGTCTCCGTTCTCGTCTTCTTCTTCTTTTAAAGCAGACTCAACGTTGTACTTCTTACCTGCGAATACAAAATCTTTTTCACCTTTTGCTTTTGCGTCTTTAGCTGCTTTGATGAAACCTCTTTTGCCTTCGTTCTTAGCAGGTTTCTTACCACCGTCAATCGCATCGTCAGTAGCGGCACGTCTCTTGTGGAGATACTCGTCAGAACTATCTACATCACCATCATTGTCAATGTCTTTGTCCTTACGGTCTTTGAATTTTTTGTCGTTTTCCTTGTCGTTAACAGGGTCGAGTTTTTTCTTTTCTTCGAGGGATTCGCCAGATGTAACCTTTAACCAAGCTTCACCTAGTCTTTTTATATCAGATGTTTTCATTAATGTTCTCCGTTACATCCAGAAGTAATTTACAATTGTACCAATCACGGCAACTGAAATTAAGTAAACTACTTTATTTATGATTGAGACAGTTCTTGCGTTGTCATCAACCTTCTTTTCTATATCATCTAGTTTTTGTGAAAATCTGTTCATGCGGTCAAAGTTGTTATGATTGTTTCTTTCTATCGCAACAAGTTTCTCTTCCGCACGAGCAAGAGCAATCATTGCTTCCGATAATTTGTCAATTTTCTCTTCAATACGGTTTAATCTATCCGTTTGAGTTTCTCTTGCCATCTCAGGTTTCCCATTTAATTAGATTATAGTGTTATTTATAAGAGTTTTATTCTTAACTCTATAACTTTCTATTGTTTCTTCCCATTCATCACATAGACTATTATCTATACCTATGTAATCAATGACCTCCTCCAAAGTATCCCTTGATATAACTTTGTTACTATGTAACAACTCACAAGGGTCTATAATTAAACAATCGTGGTCTTCAGGTATCATTTCCATAAACATATTAAAATAATATGCGTCTGATTGCCACGGTCTATCCCAAAATTCTTCAACATTAAAGAGATTACTCTCTATTAATCCTTTCATAATATTTGAATCTTCATCGTCAGGTTTAAGTCCTAACTTTAATTGTGCTAGTTTCTGGGTATATTCAAGACTTGCTTCAGTTCTTGATTTAAATATAACCGTCCTAGTTTCTTTCCAGTTATTCCAAAGATAATCAATCCAGAACTCAGGTTGTTTGGAAAAACCGTATCCGTGGTCTAACCTTAGATTCCATAAGTTCTTATCCCAGTTCGGAGTTTTAGCACCCATTTTAAAATGACTTGATATCAAATCATCTCTTTCTAAATGCCACCGTTCCTTTTTTGGGTCGTGTTGGAGTTCTTTGGTTGCAATCTCTGGGTGCTTTACTAAAAGTCCACCAAAGAATTCACCACCTGCTCCACCACGATATAATAAATTAATTATCTTCATATATTCTAATAACCAAATCACCTTCACCTTTAATCAATCGGTGATATTCATTCTTTACAATACTATAACTATGTCCTTGCAATAAGTCCATAGGTATTTCGTTATCTATCTGTAACTGCCAACCGTATCCTTCTAGTACTACAAGAGTTCTATCTTTGAGGTCTCTATGCCAGATTAAATCTTCTTCTTTTACGTCCTCTCTAAAAACCCTTATTTTACCATTACGAAGTTTAAGTTCAGTATAAGGTTTTACCAAAAAAATGACCCTCCACCAGATAGTCCTAATTGTTTTGCGTAACGAGGCAATCTACATGCCCAGTATCCTGCTTTTGTCTTATCGTTCTGTTGGTCACACTTATGACGAGCAGCGAATGATTTACGAGCAGCAGGGTCGTTCAACTTAACTTTAAGTCCAGTTGTATCACCCCACGACACTTTCTTAATGTTTCCTGTAGATGGGTCTTTGACATACACATAGTATTTCTTCGGCCCACCACGCATTGGTTTACCCAGAGGTTTCTTCTCTTCTTCTTCAAAGATACAATCCAATGCAACGTTTTCACCGTTGAATGTTGCAAACTCACCAAGGTCAGATTCCATAATATCAACCTCGTTTGGTTGAATCTCAATCTCACCTTTACGGTATTGTTCTTTTATGTCTCTCCAGTATGCAAAATACATTTCTGAACCAACACGATATACATTATTCTCTACTAGTGAGGATTCTGTTCCACAATCGCAATGTTGATTAAATGTTTTCATTTCTGTCCTCAGTCTAGGTTCTCTTCTATTATACTTTTGTGATACAATAGATAAATTAGATTTATCGTTATTTAATGGATTATTATCCTTATGATGTACGTCTTTTTCGTCAGTAAGTTCTTTCCTTCCCTTTAATAGTTTACGAGCGGCATTACGAGCGGCTCTTTTCTTTTTTTGGTCAGGACGAGAATGATAATTTTCATACTCTTTTTTATAATTTCTAGGCATTATGATTCTGTTTCAATCTCACCGTCATACTTACCGTCTTCGATATCAATTATATGGTCATAACACTCGTTTTCTACTTGCGTTAGTGCGTCATATATTTTATGAGGGCCTAAAACTGCACCAGTATATTGCCAACTGTTCATATCCTTTGCGAGTTTATTGACGGAAGTGATAATCTTTTTCACGTTAGTCACTTCTTTTCTCTGATTAAAAGTCTTACCAGTGAATTTAGTTTTTTTAGCGACTTGAATTCTTTCGTTAATTTCTTTAAATGTTTTCATATGTTTTCTACCGCAACTCTACCCTTACCTTGCATTTTCTTATTTAGTCGTTTTTTAACGTGGGCAGCTATTTGGTTAACAAATTTCATTTTGTTATGCCTAATATCGTTTTGTAATTTTGTTCTTAAATCTTTTAATACAAATTCAATCGCATCATTAAAATCTGTTATTAAAAGCGCCTTTTCAGATATCTCAGATATCTCTTCATATACTTCTTGGTATTGTTTAAACTTAATCATTATATTAAGTCCTCATTTACTAGAATACCTTCAGCAAAAACTGAACCAAAAACTGAACCAGATAATGACCTCAACTGAAGTGCGATATCTGTTTTCTCATCATACTTAAATGGAAGTTGTCTTTGAATATTCATATTCTCAAAGAATGTTGTATCCGCAACTCTAAGGTCACGTCCATTTGATGCTTCTATAAAGTTTCTAAATCTTGCTGCCTTACCACCATTAGCGTCCGTACAAAACGCATCAATACGTTGTAAGAAGAAACAATGACCAGCTGGAACGGTATATATTGCTGCCTGATTTCTTCCTGTTCCTGCAAGAATCTTTGCATATGTTACTGCACTATTTGAAATAGTAATATCACCAACAGCATTACCAACAGTCGTAATAACATCATTAATACGAAAGTACTGATTTGATGTAGTTAACGTTGTTGTTCCGTTAAGTGTCAAAGTTTCTTGAATTGTATTATAGTTTGCGTCAAGACCAATAATTAATATAGTAACTGCTGTATCACTTGCACTACTACTTACAACATCCATTGTAAGAGCAGAACTTGGAAACGCATAATTTCCTGCGACTTCCCACGGTGTTCTAAACTCAGTAGTGACGATATTTGATGCACCTGCTGTAGTTCCAAATATATTTCTTACAGACGCACCTTTTATCAAACCTCTTGCGAGGTTGATTTCCATCCCTTCTAAGTAGTGCGAATTTGCCACGAGATTATCTACCTAATCGTTTTAATAAATTCTTAATAGAGTTTAAATCCTTTGATATCACTTTTTGAAACTTCTCTTTATCTTGAGGTTTCTTTAATACATTAAACATTTTATCAACTTTCTTTGCGTCTGCTTGAGATATCTTACCTTTCTTACCAGAAGGGAATTCAATCTCACCACCTTTAGGTAAGTCAGTTGCTTTACGTATTTGCATTAATACATTTTTAGATGCAGCTTTACGGTCAGCGTCTGTTGCCCTAATATCTTTAAAACCTTTAGGTTGAAAGTCAGGGTCAGAACTCATACCACGCATTGCGTCACGTCTTGCACGAGATTCTTTCATGCTGTTTGCTTTTTGTTGTGCCTTTTTATATGCACTGGGGTCTTTCTTTTTAATTTCCTGACCAACTTTTTTAAGAGTTTCTAGTTCACTTTTTGAAGGTTTATAATTTTTATTTCTTTTGAATTTACTTTTTATGTTTTCTATTGCTTTTTCAGTTTTACCAATAATATCAATTCCTGCCATTTCGGATGCTATAAGACCTATAAATGCGACTGCATTTACTCCCATAAAAGCTGTTAGTCCAGTTAAGAGAAAACTCGAAACATCTTCGTCAAGGTTTATAGATTCTTTTAAAGGTTTCTCACCTTTCTCTTTTTTAGAGATTGCAATCGCAGCTTGTTGAGCAGGAGAGACTGCTTCTTTTTTATTCAAGTTCTGAACAATCTTTTGAATGTTATCGCCTGGCTTATAGTTCATGACTGCCTTACCTACGTCTGTAAGTTTGCCCTTCTTGTCATACATCATGTCAATCATTTTCAAGTCTGCTTTTGATAACTTTTCTTCTAATGATTCTTTGTTTATCATTTTTTGATTTGAAAGTTTACCAATCAATGATAATACTGATTGTGACATTTGTAAGATATCTTCGTATTCTTTATTATACTTTTTATCTTTGAGTTCCTTGTCACCCATGTTTACAATCTTCTGATAATTTTTCTTAATCTTTTCTGCATCTTTTGAAAGTTGTTTCATTGCATTGATTTCTTTATCAGTGACTTCTGAAATGACTTCTTCGTTTGCTAATCGTAATGCTTTTGCTACATTCTTATTTTTTGACAAACCTTTTTTGATTGCTTCGATTCTTTTAACTGCACCTGTCATATTACCACCCATTGAAGATGCAATGTCTATTGCTTTTCTAATTTGGGCTTGTTGAGACACTTCCATAATGTTACTAAATGATTTACCTTCTTTTAGTGGTTTATCATATCCACCACCGTGGTCTTCAGCAGTTTTAAGTTTTGCAATTTGATTAACCAAAGGTCTTAAATCTACTCTCCACTCTGGTTTTTTCTTGTCAAGTACCAAACCAATTTTATAAGCACTTGAACCTTGTTCAGGTGTTCCTGTTTCTAATTTAGATGTGATTTTATTTTTTCTCATAAAAGCTTGAGTTAGTTTCAATGCTTTTTCATAATCTTTTTTATTATCAGGTGAAGTAATTCTATCACCTTTACCACCTCTAAATTGAATATAGAAATCTACAATTCGTGGATAGTCTTTAATCATAGTAGGTTTAAATGCTTCTGTTGCAAACGCTTTTTGCATTACAGTTTCAATTTCTTTCTTCTTACCAATACCTACAACTTTTTCTAAGTCATATGAATTAAGTTTTTTCATACGTGCAACACGAGCGGCAAAAGGTTTCATAGATTTAATTTTATGCATTTGGTCAGCAACTTTCTTACCTTCTACTCCAGTATGATAATTAAGAACTTCGTTAACAGATTCTACTTGAGTATCAATATAATCTGCCATACCGTCAAGTTTATCAACTGCAACAGCAACCTTATTTGTCCACCACGTTGGTAGAGATTCTTGGTCACCTAACTTACCAAGTTCTGTATTCATTTTTTGAAGTGCAGACATAGCAGTCTTGACTTTATTCTTCATAGACTCTACATCATTATGACCGTCTTCATTAACTGATTCTTTTTTTCCTGCGTACTGTTTGAGTCGTCTTTCTCTCTCACGTTGCTTTCTAGCACGTTCTTCTTCATTATCTTTTTGACCCATCTTCATTTGACGCATTCTGCGTTCACGTTCTGCTTGTTGTTTTGCTTTTAAATCTGCCTTTTGTTTGTCAGTCATTTGAGAAGGTGATACGTATTGTCCGTCTTCATTCATAGATAAAAGTTTCTTCGCTTTTGCACGGTCATGATATCTAAAAGAATATTTCTTGTTGTTGCCACGTTCCATAGCTTGAACAATATATCCAGTTGGACTTACCTTAATGACTTTTCCAAATAACTTATCACCACGTTCAGTTTCGTAGAAGTCCATTTCTTGACCGACTTTTACTTGACCTTTAGTTTCTGTACCCATACCTTTACGTGCAAGAGTTCGATAGTTCTCTTTGAGTTCAGGTTTCTCGTGAGTATAACCCATTTTCTTCATACGCACGTGGTCTTCAGGTTTATTTGCTTTATAACCTTTACCAGTCTTTGGGTCATACATCATATGGGGTTCAAAGTCACTCTCTGCAACACGTTTTGCAGTTGCAGTAGCGATTGCCATTTTCTTATCCATAGGCATATCTGGGTTGTCTTTCTCCATTGCTTTCGCAATCTCCTCACGTTTTTTCTTTTCCGCAGGAGTGAGAGTTTTTTCTATTAGTTGTTGGAACGATATCATTATGCTAAATCCTTGTCGTGGTTCAGACCACCTTTCTTCTTTTTAACTATAAAGGCATTTACCCTTGCATATCCCCATTGTTGAGGAGTAGTGCCTGGCCTGTGACCAGTCTTCCAAGCGGCAACGCCACGGTTGTAAACTTTTTTGAGAGTACCATAAGAAATACCAGACTTATCTGCTTTCTTTTTTAGTGCTTCGTCTGCTTCGTATAACTTAATCATTTGGTCTTGTCTTTCTATTTTTTGTTCTTGCACGTGCAAGTCTGGCACGGTCAAGCATAGTGTCGTGTTTTGTTTTATCCTGTTCTTTCTCTCTTTTAATTCTGTCTTTTGCTATTTGTACTGCGTCTTCTTGTTCCATAGGAGTATCTTTCTTATACTTCTTCAGAAGTTTAGTAGTACCTTCTTCTCCTGCACCCTTTTCCTCACCATACATATCTTTGAATGATTTGGTATACTTGGACGGTTTTGTCTTTGCGGTTGCATCGCCTGGGGCAGGTTTATATGCAGATTGGTCATCATCTGCTTTCTTACCGTGTTTCTTAAAGTGTGTGTCTCTCTTACTCTTAGTAGTTTTCTTTAGACCTGCAAAATACTTCTTAGGTTGAGTCCCTTCTTTGTCTTTAATGTCAGGGTCTTGAACTGCTTTCTTTTCTACAAGTTCTACTGCGTCCAACCACTTACGAACTTTGCGGTCACCACATTCTACGATAACATAGTTAGAACCTAATACAGATACAATACCTACTTCATCGCTTTCTTTGATAACAAC